ACCTTCTATGTTAAGGTAGTACACATTCCTGTCGGACACCTGTTGAGCTTTGGCGGCAAAATGAAGGGCGCTGGTGGTCTTGCCGCATTTCGGCTCTCCGGTTAAAGTAACCCAGCTTCCCTCTGGCACACCTCCTCCTAAGATGATGTCTAGAGCTGGAGACCAAGGGATAACATCCTTCTTATCTTCCAAGAGTATGCGGCCAGAAAGACAGACTCCTTTTCCATACTTTTTGATAATTTCTTCAACGCTGCTCATTTATCTAAGTCCTCAAGTTTTGATAGTATTGATCTTTTTCCGACAGGCTTCCTTGGTTTTTTTGTGGTATCTGCTTTTGGGGTGATTTCTATTCTTGTGTTCTGGTAATTTATTTTCTTTTGACACTCCTCTATAATTGGGACTAGCATAAACTTAGCCCCTAGAGAACGAATCTTATTTTTTACACGCCTGTCTTTTAAAGCGGCAAGGATGGCCTTTATGTCGTAGTCTTTAAGAAGCTCGTTAGCGAGAGTGACCTGCCTTCTAAAAAACTTAGCCCATTCTTTTTCTTCCCAGAATTTATCGGCAAGGTCTTTGCCTTTTTGTCTGGCCACCAAGAAGCAGAGCGCCTCTGTTAGATACTGCGCTGGAGTGACAAAGCCATCGCTGTAGATAGACTTAAACGTACTTTTACCTGTTCTTTTCGTGCCCATTAACGTATTATAACACGAGTGGAAAGCTATTCTTAAGAAAGCATTTCCCAGTCGGTAGATCGCTCTGTGGCGGGGCCGACGTTGTACATTTTTCTATAGTCTTCGCCGTTGACATTTTTCTCAGCGATAATGATGTAGCCGTCTCCTTCGGGAGAGGAGTACGTATCAATTTTAATTCTGCTCAACATTTCCTCCGGCATCACTCCTCCGGCGATGTCTTCCCAAGAGCTGTTTTGGTCAGTGGGGCTTTCAGCAAGAAGGTCTGGTGCGGCAAAGTTTTCATCTGTTGGGGCCGAGCTATGAGTAAACAGTCCCTGCCAGTACTTTCCATTAGCTTCATAATATTGGTTTTGTAAATTAGTAATTACAGGCATATAGTTCTCTATACCAGTGTCAACCTGTCCCAATATTTCTTCTACGTTAGCCATCTATCGACCCCTTAATCATTAGTGATTCATATTTTGGAATATCTTCTGTTTTAACCTCAGAGACTTCATCTTCTACTATCTCAGGAACCTTATACCAAGTTCTTTCTAGCTTGTCTTGCTTTAGCAGGCTCACTATAAAGAAGTGTTCTTCTGGGAAGCCGACCATGCACCCCACAGACTTTATGAAGTGGTAAGCTTCGGCTTTTGGAACGTCTACCTTGTGATCTCTAAAGCGTATGCTAAGGCTATCTATATATACACCTTTTGAATCGCAATAATCCTTAAGTCTTATCCAAGCGCTAGGGTGGAAATCTCCCTCCCTGTCGTCATCCTGAAACACAGTATTGCCATCAGAAAGGCGAGCTATCCATATTGTCTTTTCATCTAAAAATGAGTCTTGTTCCGTACAGATCATTTTATTCTATATATCCTATCCTTGTTTACTTTATCTCGTATTTCTTTACTGGACTTCTCGGCTTCATCAGAAATCTCAGCCGCAGTCTGTGTCATGATAGCCACTCCCTTTTCTGGGTCTCTAGCCATAGTACTTCCGGCAGTGGGCTGTTCAAACTTTTCGCCTAACGAGTCTCTATATTTCTGAACATCTTCCTCGCCTATTGCGGCTCTCATTTCATCAGCAATAGCTTTACTTGAAAGATCGCTGTTGCCCTCAATAAAAAACTTCTCAATTTTTGTCAGTCTAATAGCCATTAATGGCCTCTCTTTCTGCGTTGTATAACCACGCTTTATTTCTTGTCTTAAGAAAATCTAGGTAATAAAAAAAGGACTTACGGTTGACCTTGCGAAAGTGCCAAGTTGACTTGTCTCCGTACAGCTTTTTGTTTTCCGTTCTCTCTGTATAAAGCCCCCAAGGGTCGTACATGAAGCCCTTGTCTCCGTATTTTACGTAGAAGTTTTCATTAGTCCCATCTTTGGTTTTAACCTTAACCTCTTTGGCATAGCACTTAGGGTTTTCTATGTCTATCTGTTTAGATCCGGGGGACTGATGTGATGGAGTGCCAGAGGTATACCCGATTGAATTTTCGCTGTCTTCGGACATGTCATCCGCAGGCTTTTCTTTGTCAATCTTAAAAATATAATCTTCGCTACTCATTATCGTTTCCTCGTTTTGATTAGGTAGGAATCAGTCAGCCTGTCTCGATCTCTTGAATCAACTTCTTCGGACACATATTCGTCTAGCAGGCAATCGTCTGTAATTCCCAAATGAAAGCCTCCCGCCACTTCTACCGAGAATGAATGGTCTCCGCAGTATGCGCACTCAGCTCTTAGCTTAAATTTTACATCAAGATCCTTTTTGGTAATCCAGATCTCGACCAACTCTTTGTCACACGCAGAACACTTAAGAAAATGCTTACCCCCATCAAGCATTTCTCCCTCGGTTCTTATTTTTTCTGCATACTCTCTTTGTTTGTCCATGATTTTTTTAAACCTTCTATTCTAGTGATCATCTCTTCACAACATTCTTTTTCAGTCGATCCTATATTTGTAAGCGTCACTTCTTCTACATGCTTTGGCACTGGGCTTATTGACCCGTCCTGAAGTTGCTCATAAACTATTCCGCTTATTGTAATAATAGCCTGATGAGGTATCTTTCTTTCGCTAAAATCCGCCATCAGTCTCCTCTTTCTATAAATTTCTTCTTTTGGGCATCTGACATACTGTTAATTTTCTTGATTCTGTCCATAGACGACTTATCTGCTGATTTACGTCTGTCAACAGACATGCCATCCTTTAGCTTTATAGTGTCTTGTTTCTTCGTCTTGTACTTCTCTGTCATCTCATTAACTTTAGAACCAAGCTTTTTAGAGTTTCTTTCAGCTAACTGCCCGAGAGTCGTAGATTCAGACGCAGAAGCTCTGACAGAAATATCGGGCGCGTGATATATCTGAGATATCTTGGTATTTCCGTGGCAGCAAGGTTCGTCTAGTTGACCCACATTTTCAGGCAGGCCTTCGCTAATAGTGCGAAATATTTCATGCACCTTGCCGCATTTACTACATTCAAAATCATAGGTTGGCATAAATTATTATACTACCTTAAAAGTCATCTTCTATATTTCCAACGGAATATTCTGTAACCCTTGTTTCAAAGAAGTTTTTACACTTCTCTAGGTCAATTATCTCGCTCATCCAAGGAAATGGGTTCTTAGCATCTTCGTAGGGACTGGAGAGATTCAGGCTCTCTAATCTTCTGTTGGCAATAAACTGAACGTAGTCAATAAACATCTCAGAATTGAGACCTAGTATACCGCTGGGAAGAACGTCTCTAGCATAAGCAAGCTCTAGCTCCATCGCCCTGTCTATATGTTCAAGAGTTTCTTGCTCAAAAGATTTAGTCCAGACTTTGGGGTTGTCCTCTCTGATTCTGTTAATCAGCTTAACTCCAAATTCTATGTGAAGACTTTCATCTCGAAGGGTATATTGTATTTGCTCGCCAATGCCCGGAAGTTTATTTTGTCGATTAAACGAAAGGAGCATAGCAAAACCAGAGAAGAAGAAGATTCCCTCACAAATAATGTAGTATGTAATAATATTACGAAGGAACTCCCTCTTCCCTTCAAGGGTGTTTATATTAAAATCTGGCCTATTAATGTCTGTAGTAATATTCATAAGAAAGTCATCTTTAGCTTTGATACTTTCTATAGAGTTATATGCCTGATACACCTCTCCAATCTTCAGTTTAAGTGAATCGCACACATAAACAACAGTCAGGTTGTGTAGGCTTTCCTCATAGGCTTGTCTTAGAATGTATTGGCGACACTCAGCGTCCGTTACAAACTTGAATACAGACAGTAGCAAGTTATTGGCAACCAGAGATTCGCTTCCAGCAAAGAACCCCAAGCACCTTTTTACCACAAGCTTCTCATCACTAGACAACAGCTCGCTCTTCCACTGCTCAATATCCTTAGCCATGGAAACCTCTGTAGGCATCCAGTTATTGGCTGCTCCATCAATAAATAAATCCCAAGCCCACTTATTAACGTGCGGGAGGATTTGGTTTACTACAGCAACCTTATCTGAAATAATTTCTTTAGACTTCTTCATTATTGACAACTTTCACAATCTGGATCAAGTATTGAACATGCCTGCGGCAGTTCGTCTGTATCGACCTCTGGTTCCTCTTCGACCTTTTGCTGAACTGTAGATTTTTCAAGTCTAGTTGCAGCTTTACCTCTTAAGTAGTATGTGGTTTTTAAACCTGACTCCCAAGCCTTCATGTACATATCATTTAGATATTTTAAGCTAGCCTCCTTGTTGTATAGGTTTAGGGACTGGCCCATATCTATCCACTTCTGTCTCTCTGATGCACAGTCAATTATAATATTAAAATCTACATCAAAGGCGGTCATGAACTCTTCTTGAATATCTTCATCGAGATCAATCGCCATAACATCGCCATCTGCCGCCTTAAGTGCTTCAACCAATTCCTGACACCAAATTCCTTTTTTCTTTGCCATGTCAACAAAGTATTTATTTACCATAGTGAACTCACCGCTGAGAGTGGAGTATACGTATAGCATTGAGTAGTCTGGCTCGATTGATTGTGAGCATCCTTGTATATATGATATAGTCGCTGTGGGGGCAATCGCCATAACATTAGAATTTCTCATTCCATGCTCGGCAACATGTTCTCTAACTTTAGACCATTCTAAGGTTTCAAAGCTTTTTGACTCATAGGAAGCATCGGTATTCCTTTCGTTCATCATTGAGCAGAAGGTGTCGATGGGGAAGTTTCCCTTAGACCACTCTGAGCCATCGTATGATTCATACGTACCCTTCTCTTTTGAAATTTTAGAGGAGGTTAATATTGCATGGTACGAAATAAACTCTTGTATCTGCCCACATAGACCTACGGCTTCCTCGGAGTTATATGGAATACCCAGTTTATGCAAAACGTCGTGGGTTCCCATAATACCAAGCCCTACAGGTCTGTTTCTACGGTTGGAATTTCTCGCTTCCTTTGTTGGGTAAAAGTTTAAGTCTATGACATTATCTAGCCCACGGACGGCAGTTTCCACGGTTTCTTCAAGTTTTTTCCAATCAATCGTCCGGACTTTTACGTGATTTGATAGGTTTATGCTGGCTAGGTTACATACAGCGGTTTCTCCAACTTCCTCTACCTCACCACCTTTATATTTTGTAGGTTTTGTATGTAATAGTATCTCAGTACATAAATTAGAGGAGTGTACAGTCCCTTCTTGTTTATTGCTGTATCTGATGTTTGAAGGGTCTTTAAAGGTAATCCAAGGATGTCCAGTTTCATGGAGAGACCGTAACATCTTCTTCCAAAGATCTTTTGCGCCAACCTTCCTGAAAGACTTGAGTTCTCCGTTATCTGCCATCTTCTTGCGTTTTTTATATGCAGAAGTAAATTTCTTTCCATAAACTTCGTGTAACTCTGGACACTCGGCTGGATCGAACAAATACCATTCGGCGTCCTTTGAGGCGGCATGCATGAATTCATCACAAACCCACAGGGCTGTGTTCATGTCGTGACATCTCCTCCGGTCATCGCCAGTATTCTTTCGTAGGTCTAGGAACTCCTCGACATCTAGATGCCAAACCTCAAGGTAGGCACACCCAGCACCCTTACGTTTGCCGCCCTGATTAACACCCACAAGAGTATCGTTAAAGATCTTTAACCACGGAACTAAACCGGACGACTGTCCGTTTGTGCCCTGAATATAAGACCCTGAAGAACGAACGGGTGTCCAGTCTACACCAAGACCGCCAGCGTATTTTGACAGTCTTGCCTGCCCATGAATAGTACCGAAGATACCATCAATAGAATCTTCGACCGTACTCAAGTAGCAGGAGGAAAGCTGAGAGCGACAAGTTCCACTATTAAATAACGTGGGCGTTGAAGGGCAATAGCGAAATTGGGAAATCATGTTATAAATCTCCAGCGCTCTTTCTTCCTTATTTTCTTCATTTAAGCAGAGACCCATAGCGACCCTCATCCAGAATGACTGGGGGGTCTCCATTCTGACTCCATCTATATGTATGAAGTACCTATCGTATAGGGTCTGTATTCCTAGATATTTGAACTGCTTGTCATTTTCTAGATTGATAGCGTTTGATAGATGCTTCAGATCGTATTCTAGCAGTCTTTCACTAAGTCTACCTACTTTGATCAACCTTTTAATGTTCTGAACGAATGACTTCCTATATTGAAAGTCGAAAGTATCACTATCGACAGTTTCACCGAAGACTTCTTTGTAGAGATTGTTGAGCAACATTCTTGCTGCGACGTGGGAGTAATTGGGCTCCTTTTCTATTTTGGAGCGGGTAGACATGATAAGAGCTTTGTCTATCTCAACAGTTGTGATCTTGTTGTACAACTGGAGGCTTGCGTCTAATACTACTTCACTGACTGATACGTTTTCTAAATTAACACATGCCCTTTCAACGCATTTATTGATCTTGTCTAAGTTTACATCTTGTAGTCTTCCATTTCGCTTCTTAACTTTGATGCTAGAATTCACTTACTTAAAAATCCTTTTTCCGGTCTATTTGTCCACTTCAAGATAAAAAAAGCCCGCAGCTTTACAGCAAAATAAAACTACGGGCCATGTTCTAAACTAGCTAATAACCGATTATTCGGTTACTCGCAGAGAGTCCCCAACGATCCAAGAGACGGCAATGGCTACGATGGTGTTAGCGGTCGCTGCGTCGATACCGAGGGTATCCTGCGCAACAACTACGACAACACCGCCTACTGCGGCCCAGAATCTACGGGACTTCAAACAAGTTTTCAGCTTATCCATAATGGATTTACTCCTTGAAATATGTTGATAAAAAGGCGTCCTTGCCCACGTTGTTTGTCCTTAATAAACTATTATACCACCCACACGACGGCTGTTTTATTTTTTACCACCTTCGTGCTTTTTTCTTCGTCTATCCCGTTCTGCTCTCAACCTCTTTTTTGTTCTTGTGTCCTTTTGCCGACCTCTGAGAGTCTTCCCCACTTTAGTTCTCCTTATTCTTTAATCTCTAATTCTGCTCTTAACCGAGCAATCTCAACATTAAGACTGTTTATAGCCTTATTGTTCTCTTCCAGAGTTTCACTTAGATTCTCCATCCCGGCGAGTATTAATTGTCTATCAGCCACGTATGGCGATTGAGTTTTAATTAACTCGCTGACTTCTGCCCTAGAAACATATTCTCTTGCCTCAACTAACCAGAAGCCGACCATTAAAGTTAGGCAGCTTATAGATCCGACTGCGATGCTTCTCCAACCGTCTTTCATGTTTTCTCTCCCAAAAAAAGATAAAAGAGGCGCGGGGCGAACCCCGCCACCTCAGATGATCAAATTAGTTACGTGTTGCGTAGTCGATCATGTTATCAGTCCAAGTAACGTGGCTTTCCAAGTATACCAATTCGCCCGGAATCGCGCGAGTCGGTCTTGCGGCGTCATCAGACGTAGCAGAAAGCGCTCCCGTGTTGTCGGCGTAATTTGCATTGGCAGTAGCAGGAGCTTCTGCGGCGTTTGAACCGTCAACCCAGTTGTGTCTTGAACCAGATGTACCAATCCAAGAGAACTGATTTGCTCTCCATTTAGTACCCAGTTTAGCACCAATTTGGTTAGAACGAACATGAATACTGCGAGCTGGATGGTTGCTTCCACCAGATTGCAGAACAGTATCGGCAATACCATTAATGGTAGTAGCCATTCTACGAACAACGTAAGACCCGGCGGCTTGGTAAGCCCAAGTTCCGGCTGATCCCGCATAGGAAGAGCGGGCTTGTTCGCCATGCACGCTTTCTGTGGGGCCAGTTCCAGAGAGATCTCTTTTGAGACCCATGCCTAGACGATTAGAAATAGCGGCAGATGCAGATGTATCGCCACCGTCGATAAATGTACCACCGTAAACCTGTGCAGGATTAGCGGTGCTTCCGTCGCTTGCAGCGACCTTATGATTGCTTACAGCCATGATAAAAACCTTTCATGATTTGTGCTGTATTTTTTCCTTTTGTTCCTAACATATAAAATCCAGTCCTGTACTATAATATACCCCAAATTACTCGGCGGTCGAATAGAAAACCTTCCCTCCAATCAAATATTCCACGGTTTGGAAGAACTGTATTTTCTCATCTAGCTCATCTTTTGAGTCAGTTTGTTCAATAGATAAGTTGCCATTCGGGAATACATAAAAAGACCAGAACTTGTGGTCAGAATCATTCAAGTCCTTTTTGGCTTGCTCTATAGTCTCTTGTGTAGCGGTGTCAAAGGCTATATCTAACAGGTAATCTTCCTGAATTGCCTTTGATTTACCGTCTAAAGACACTATCTTGTTTTGTATTAGCTGCTTTACTTGGGTGTTATTGAACAGAGTTGACTTTGTGAGCCCTATTTTAACTCTGTATCTCGTTAGAACGGTTATGCTTTCTACCCCCGCCGTGGTTTCGATAAGGTTTTTTACTTCTTCAGTTATGTCGAAATTAGTGTGCATTATCCAAAAGTCGAAGGAGTTTATAAATTTATTTTGCTCATTTATAGCCGCCACCACACCAAATGGAGGAGCCTGCTGAACTATGTGGAAGGGCTGTTGCGAGTCCTCCTCCTCAGAAAAAATATCCGGAGATTGTTCTGTAATCTCATTAATTTCATTCTTAATTGCCTCTAGCTCTTCGTCTAGTGGATTAAACCACTTTTCCCAAGCAAATTTCTTTTTCATAGGATCTTCCTTGGAAAAACAGTAGAGGGAGGGACGCAAGGTTCCTTTCCAGAGGGGCTCTGTGAGTTGCTCTCCTCATACTGATGCCATCTCTGAATAATCCTAGCCCCTAATTCATATTGGTTCAGATCTGAGCATGTTTCAAGAATAGAAGATGCATTCTGCTCAGTAAGAGTGCCGCTGTGTATGTAGAAAAGCATCTGTGCCATAAAGTCAATTGTACCATTAATCGAGAGTCCTCTTGGGAAGCTCGTTTCTATCATAAATTCTGGATCATCTGTTCCATTGAACACAAACTTTACATATCCAAATTCATCTTCTTCGCTTTCTGTATCAAACACTAATAGACCTCAAATGTATTCTTAACTCTTCTTGGTTGATATTCTCATATACGTTTCTTAAATCCTCTAAAGAAACCCACGTTGGTTCCTTGTGCATTTTAACGGTAGCCGGAAGCCTTACTCGATAGGCGAGTATCACCGTATCCTCCTCCTCTTTATCAAAGAATCCCACCTGCTGTATGTCGAGCCAGTCAACTTCAACATCAATGTACTCAGCCGCCAGTCTCAATGCTGTCAAAGCCGACCCCTCATTCTTCTTAATGGTTGACACGATAGACTCAAGCCTGTCCCCCTGCTCGACAAAGCCGAGAGACATCTTGCTTGGATCTACTGGGTCAAGTTTGACTATTGACAGAAGGGTTCTAACCTTCATTATAAAACTCCCGAAGTTTAGCAATCCCCTTTTGGATGCTGGTATATACTAGCTTTCTATTCACGCCCATGTCTTCAGCAATCTCTGCGGCACTCATCTCCTGTAAAAATTTCATCGAGATACAGTCTCTCTCCAGTTTGGATAGTGCTGGCGAGGATAAAAGCTGACCCACCCTCTCCATATTCTCTTCACGCTCTATATCATTTAGAGGTAAGGGTCTTTCGTCCTCAATGACTTGATACATTTCTCTTGCTGGGCCCTCTTCCCTAAGTTCTTTATTCAGGGACAGGATTTCATAATCTGTCGTTTTTCTAATTCGTGCAACCCAGTTCTGTATCGCCCAGATAGCGCATTGATTGTGGTAGCTGCGCACGGTTCGACCTTTGGTTGCATCATATCTACAGGTTGCCATCATTAAGTGTTCTGCTACAAAAGAGATTGCATCTTCACTCTTTAACATCTGTGCAGCTAGATCTGAGCTTGCAAAGTGCCCTATGCATCGCTTGGCGATATCGGTATACTCTTGCAGCGACATCATTTCGTTGTCGCCCCCAAAGAGGTTGCTTTTTTCTAGTTTGGTTTGGTCTATATCTTTAATTACAATTTTCATTTTTAGATTCCTTAAAAATCTTTGTCCAATAACTTAGTTTTGC